CAGAAACAGCTTCGTGATGCAGGTAAGGCTCAGATGCAACAGCAGGGGCAACAATTGCCTCCAGAAGCAATGCAAGGCCAAGCACCAGCACCGATGGCGGGTTGAAAGTACCAGTAGCACGCAATGCCATTCAGATTGATGGCTTAAAACATCTCTGCGAGTGGGCTAATAAGCAGGGAGCAACTGGCAAGGCGGTTGAGGTTGGGGCTTACAGTGGGATGGGTACGGTAATTCTTTCCCAGCACTTCAAGGAAGTATTTGCCGTAGATCCTTGGTTAAACGGATACGATATTAACGATCACGCAAGTCAGACTTGTCCGATGAAATTTGTATTTGAAGCATTCAAAGAGCGCATAAGTCAGCTTGGGAATGTGCTGTACAGCAGAAGCAAAAGCCTAGATGCGCTCCAATTCATCAAGGATGGCGAGCTAGATTTAGTTTATCTTGACGGAGATCATAGATACGAAAGCGTGCTTAACGATATAAAGGGCTGGAAGCCGAAACTAAAGGCTGGCGGAATTATGGCTGGACATGATTGGAGTTGGCAATCTATAAAGAAAGCCTTGAAGGATGAGATTGGAGACAAGGACTACACGCTATTCCAAGATGACTCTTGGGCAATAAAACTATGACATTATTAAACGATCAGAAAATTGTAACGATGTTACGTCACGCACTCAAGAATCCAACTGGATTGATTGGTGAAGTTGGCGTGTTTAACGGAGGCTTTACTGGAATACTGTCAGACAATTTTTTAGACACAAAAATTTACGCATACGACACATTCGAAGGGATGCCAGAATCTTGTTGGGTTAAGGATGAGCATCATTATGTTGGAGAGTTCAAGCCAGAATTGGACGTTGTCAGAATCCTTAATAACAGAAAAAATGTAGTTGTTCGTAAAGGCATATTTCCAGATAGCATTCAAGATGAAACTGGTTTCTGGATGGTTCATCTTGATGTTGATTTCTACCTCTCCACATTAAATTCATTGAAAGTATTGAAGGATAGAATGGCTAAAGGTGGGGCTATATTTCTTGATGATTGGGATTGGCCCAATTGCCCAGGCGTAAGGAAGGCTGTTGAAGAACTTGGATTTACGGCAACACAAACAGTTGAACACCAAGCCGTAATAAATTTCTAATGAGAAAACTAAAAGCAGCATTGGCGTTTATCAGAAATCAAGAATGGGTCAACGAACCGCAATGGGAGGATGAGGACGAGAAGGCGTGGACTGGATTCTTGTCAACCCCAACTGGCAAACGCCTTAGTCTTATTTTGCTTAACCTAACTCTGCGTCAGAATGGCTCTGCTGTGATGAAGAAATCGGAGGCACTTGCAGACGCTTGTGGTTATGCTAAAGGTTTCCGTGGTTGTGTAGCGACCTTAGAATCGCTCGCATCCCAAAAACTTAACTCCGCCATTCCAGGCTATGGGGATGGATCGGATGAACCAGTAGCCGACTAACCTTTAGGTAGAATGACTCCCTACCGAAAAGTGTAAGAAAGGGTCAAAATGGCGGATTCAAACAACCTAACTGAAGCGGATGTATTGGCGATGGCGCAAGCGGCTGACGAAGGACGGGATTTTAATCCTACTCCCAAGGAAGACGAAAAAGCCAAAGTAGAAACAGAAGCTACAGAAAAGGCCAGCGGAGATAACGAGCAGACACCCGCGCCTGCTGATAAAGCCGAACAAACAAAACTAGAAGCCTCGGATGAGGTTTCAGCGACCAAGGAGAAATCCGAAGAAGCCAAAAGTTCTTTAACAACGCAACCTTCAGAAGACAAGTCGGAGTCGGCTTCCGAAAAGAAGCCCACCCGTTACGAGAAGGCTAAGTCGCGACTTGAGAAGGAGTGGGAAGATGTCCGAGCAGAGAAAGCCAGAATCAAAGCAGAGCGTGAGCAGATCGAGGCTGAAAGGGCAAGGAAGACTTCAGAAACTCCTCAAGGCGAGACAAAGTCGGGAAGTCGCAAGTTTAGCGCGGAAGATTACAGGGAAGCAGCAAAGAGCTACCGTGATGAAGGCCGTGACGATCTTGCAAAACTTGCCGAACAAAAAGCTGGTGACATTGAAGTTGAGGAAAGGAAAGAGGTCGAGCAAAAGACTCAAGCGGAACTAAAGTCTGCCTGGGATAAAAATTTGCTTGATGAAGTAGAAGCAAATCCAGAACTCAAAGATTCAAACAGCACATTGTATAAAGCCGTATCGGAAATGTTGCAAAACCACGCTATCCTGCGTAACTACCCAGCTGGGATCAAGGATGCGGTTGGAATTGCCAAGGTGAAGCTCCAGGCGGAGTCCGCCTCCGATTTGTCGAAAAAGGTTGCAGAGTATGAGAAAGAACTTTCTCAACTCAGAAAAGCGACTACTCCAGCGTCTGGACAACCCAAAGGTCCTGCCAAGACTAAAGCTTTTCACGAACTGACTCTTGATGAGCAAGAACGTGAATTGATGAAAATGGCAAGCGAAGTTGACAGAGGTTGAGTAGTCATAACAAACAAGGATACTTAATTATATGGTAACTACTGGTTCAGTCAGCGCACAGTTCCAGACGTACTTCTCGAAGGCGTTATTGGAACGTGCAATCCCATTGCTCCAAATGGAGCAATTCGCAATGAAAGCCCCCTACCCGACCAAAACGGGTGGAAACAAAACGATTCGGTTCTTCCGCTTCGGCGATCCCAGCATCACTGCGATCTCCGCTTTGTCGGAAGGAACGACTCCTTCTTCTGGTGACGAGCGTGATCTCACGCTGTCCTCGGTTGAAGCCACGCTTGTACAGTACGGAAGCAAGATCATCCTAACGGATGTTGTTCTCGCAACCGAATTGTTCTCGCACTTGGCACAGGCCACCAAACAACTCGGCGAAGATGCCGCCCTCCACGCTGACACTCTATGTCACCGCGCGTTGGTGCAGGATTCCTCGACCAGCACTGGTACTGGCGTAGCCACCAAATCGTATGCCCGTTATGCTCAGAACACGACTAACGGCACGACCTGGGCTACCTCGTCCGTTGCTAACAGCGCAATGACCGCCACCGACTTGCTCGATGGTGCGACTTCGTTGTTCATCAGCCGCGCTCCCAAGATCAAGGACGGTTACGCGCTTGTCGCGCATCCTGCCGTGATTCGGGATCTTCAGCAGGACGATGATTGGTTGAAGGTGTCGAGCTACTCTGCCCCCGACCAAATCTTCAAAGGTGAGACTGGTAAATTGTTTGGCGTATCGGTGATTTCCTCAACGAACGTCCAGACCTTTGCAACCGCTGCTGATGGTATCGCTAATGCTGCTACCGCTAATGCTGCTGGTTATGCCAACGTCCTCCTCGGTGGTGGCGCGTTTGGTGTTCCTAGCTTGTCCTCATTGGCCGCCTCTGGCTCGCCCTTCGCTCCGAAGGTCACGATCCTTGATGCTGCTGATAAGAGCGATCCCTATGGACAGCGCGTTATTGCGTCCTTCAAGACGTTCTACGCGGCCAAGCAACTCGATCCTCGGTTCTTCCGAGTTATCGTTGCGAAGTCCAACTACAGCTAATAATTAAATGGGAACCATGCTAGTCATTGGTATGGGTCCTCGGAAAGCTGGGGAGGGTAAAACCTCCCCAGCCTCTTCCACCAAGGAGAAACCAGCTATGAAAGAAGGATTGGTTAAATTGCCGATCTCTATGTTCGAGCTAGGTGAAGGCGAAGAAAACGCCACACCAGAAGCTGGAGACATGGTGGAATTGGAAGGTGTAGTGGAGAAAATCGAAGGTGGTGTGGCTATGGTGCGTGTAAACAACGCTATGGCTGAAGCATCTGAAGAAGAATCCGCTGTACCCGAAGAGTCCGAAGAAGACCGTATGATGAAGATGGCCGAGGAATCGGATAAGGAAAACTATAGCTAATGCCTGTTTACCAGTACGAGGACTCCAGAAATGGGAAAGTTGTCGAACTGGAAAAGGCTGTGGCCGAAAGGGATTCTGTCCCTCGTTACCTTAAACGATTCACCGTCCCTCAAAGATTGAGCCTAGTGGGGGTTGGCGAACCCCTCGACAACCCGCTGGGAGTCAATCAAACAAA